ACCGTTTTTTATTATAACTTTATTCTGTATCTGTGTTGGTGGTACCCAGCTTACTTTAAATCTACCTTTTGAATCTGGATAAAATATAACCTGGCTGTCTTTTACACCGTTAACCCATTGAAAATTACCTTTAGTAACACCTAATGTTCTAGACATTTCCTCGTTGTAATCTATTTGTTCGTATAATTTAACTAAGTTAAATATACTATTTTTTGTTTCATCTCTAAAAGCATGCTCTGTAGTTCTAGGAAACTGTCTATAAAATTCATTTAAAGCATCTTGATCTCCTTTTAAACCATCAGCTTCATTCTGCCAGTTTTCTACAACACCTATATCTATTAACTCTCCTTGTGGGTCGAAGACATCATGGTCCGGATTATCAAAGACTGGAATTCCGTGTTGGTCAATGAATCCTTCATAATTCCATTCCATTGGAATAAAAAGAGAGTATAAACCAGACGCTGTTTGTCCATTACGATTTCTTTTCGTGACGTCTGAAGCATTGTATAATTTTTTAAAGTTCTCACCTCCTTTGTCTAAAGAGTTTGACGTTGATCCCATCATACACTTACCTATAATTCTACTACCTAGTCTAAGGCATGTCTTTGTAACTCTCCAGTTGTTTAAGATATTGTCTGGTCTTTCCCACTTACCACTTTCATCGTGTACTAGTAGTTTTAGTTTTTCACCATCATAACTATTATCACCTGTATTTTTCCAATCTATAGTTGTATCAAGACCTTCTATTTCTTCAAGCTTTTCGTTTGTTGTGATCTTCTTTCTAGTAAACTTAGACGCAGGTACTCTATAGGCGAGTTCGGATTTAGGCCGATCCATACCATCTTGAATAGGACTAAAGAAAAACGGGTAGTTAATTGATATAGGTACAATCTTGTCGGTAAACATCTTCTTAGCATCTGCTCCTGTTTTAGATAATACACCAAACCTTGCATCTGTTGAAATCGTAGCTTGATTAACTGTCTCAGCAGAGGACATAAAAGAAAATCCAGATCTTCTGTTTTTAAGATAACACATACCGTAGCATCTCTTATCCGCTTTGCACGCTTCCCAGAATATATAGAATAATCTATTAGCTTCTCTAAAGTCTGGCGCACCTACATCAATTTTACTCCATTGCAAGTACATGTAATGAGTACCAGTAATATAGGTATCCGTCCCATTATTATCAAACCAAAAACCTTCATCTCTTCGTTTAAATTCCTCGTCAATATAGTCGTGCCATTGTTCTTTGTTTTCTTCTGGATAAGCTTTCCAGTCAAATATACTTTTAAGTCTTGATAGTTCTTTAGGATATTCAAATTGTTTCCATTTTTTTTCTTTGTTGCTATACACACTACCTGCTTTTGGCAATGCTATTTTAAAATTCTGTATCTCGTATATCTCACCTATCTGACCAGACTTGCTTAAAACTACAATGTCATGTTCTTTATTGTAACCATATACCCATTTCTTACCTTTATTAAGTCTACTTATAGTAGTTCTCTTAATAGGTTCAACAACCTTATATAAGCTTTGCTCGTACATTACTTAGATCTTCCTTCTGCAAAACCTTTAAATGCTTTCTTCTCTACTTCTTTAGGTTTGTTGTTCAACAAGTCTTCTTCCTCTTGTATTCTGTTTAGTATTTCAAACGCATCAAATATAGCTAGTTTCTTTGTTGCTGCTGCATTCTTTAACTTATCAGCTGTTAGATCATCATCTGAATCAACAATAGCTTCTTTAGCAACTTTAATAAGTTCTTCTACAGCTTTATGTCCAGCTTGGATTATACTCTTCTTCGTTTCCTTGATATTCATATTTAATTGTAATAAAATTTGATAATACTCTATACAGTTTCTCACCGTCTATAATAAACTCATACTCTGAGCTAGGTCTAAAACCAACTAAATCACCTTCACTTACCGTGCCGTCAGTATATTTCACAATACCAACTAAAGGTTTTTCTTTATCTAAACTTAGTTTATCTGTAGATTTAACTGGTTTCACAAAACAATAACCTTTTTGAGGTATCCAAGTTTTATCTTTTTTATACAAAAATATTTGATCACTTGCTATTAAATAAGTATCTTGATCAAAGTAACTTCTACTATTCTTTTCAACACCGTGTTGGTTATTCCATTTCCTAAACACATTGTGATGAACTATAACTTTATTTCCAACCTGTATATCAGTGTCACCAATTGTTGGTAGAGACTTTACAACTGCTTCTCTACTTACGTATTGATGATTATATATTTCAGTGTTAACTATTAGTTCTTTATCACCTACCTTCTTTGTGTTATTGTATCTAGAATTTACAGGTGCTACAACAAAGTTGTAAACACTCTTCATTAGTATTGTAAATTGTATTCTATTGCAACAGACATGTTCTTATTAAAATCTTTCCAAGGTAGTACATCTTTACCTTTTTTAATGTAAACACTAAACTTATCGTCTTCTTCGATTATATCACAGATGGTATGCCCACCGTAGACCTCTTGGCCTACGGCATAGTGCATAGCCTCGTTCTTATAGTCTCGACCTATACTAATCTTTCGTATCAGCTTCGACATCTTCTCTCACAGTTATTGTTCCATCTTGTATGTTTACATCTACTTTTCCATAAGCTTCTTCTAACTCACCCTGAAGTTTCATTAGATCAGTTCTCATTAGAGATAGATCATGAAGCACCATATGTTTCTGTGTTTCAATTTGACCAACTCTAGTAGTTGCACCATTCATTGAGCTTACAATTTCTTGTAAAGATTTTAATTCGTCTTCTGTTACTTTTAATACTTCTTCTTTTTTAGCCATTTTATTTAATTTAAGTTAATTTAATTTATAGAGATACTTCAAGCGCCTCTATTTGCGCTTTTTGTTCTGCAGTTAATGCGTTTACAAATGCGCTGTGTTGCATCTTAAGAGCTAAGTGTCTTTCGTTTCTACCTAACGTAGCAGTTTGCTCGTCAGTAGGATTAGCTTCTGTTCTTAAAGATACTACTATAGCGTAAGAGTCCATTGAAGCTGGTACATCTGCTGCGTAATCGTGTTCTACCATTTTTTTTGTTTTTAATTGTTATTATATAATTACTTGTTTTCTAGCTGTTTTACTTATTAGTTCCAAGGACTAGCTACGGTTCCAGAACAAAGAATTGTACCTTCAACAAGCCAAAGGTTTGTTGCTATGTTTGTACACTTAATGTAAGAACCTTTTATACCACCTTGAGTGCTACCATTCATTTGTATTTCTACATAATCATCACCAATTAAAGCAGGGTCAGCAGAGATAGCATCGCTACTGTCTGTATCTATTCTCATTAAATTTCCTATAAATCTTTCATTAGAATCGTCTGTTAAAGAAATTTGATGTGCGTTACTAGTAGCTGTTACAGTAGTTATAAACTCATAGCTTTTACCTATTTGCCCTCCACCAGCCGAACCTGGTAGAGTTACAACGGCTCCATCTGCGTCACTAAAGTTAAATATACTATTAGGAAAAGCAGCGCCAGCAGCTACATTTGCACTTGCTGCTATAACAGGTTTTTTTAATCCGTGTACAATAGCACTTACTGTTGCAGTTGTTCCAACCACTGTTTCGTTGCTAGTACCTGAGCCAGAAGCGTCAGCAAGATAACCTATCACAATGTTATTACTACCACCTTGCAAAGCATCGCCAGCTTTACCTCCAAGTAAAGTGTTATTATCACCAGTGCTAACAGCAAGACCAGTTTGATAACCTAAAGTAGTATTAAAAGTACCACCATCTTGAACTTTTAAAGCTTGATAACCGATAGCTGTATTTCCATCTGCAGAATCTTCAACGCTTAAAGCTTGAGTACCAATAGCAGTATTAAAATTACCAGTTGTTAAACCAAGACCTGCAGCGTAACCATGTATTGAGTTTTGTTGACCAGTTGTTACTGCTGTACCTGCTAAACCTCCAACTATGGTGTTTTGAACTCCTGTTGTCATTAGTGCACCAGCTTCAAAACCTACGGCAACATTAACAGCATTAGTTCCAGCATCTAGTGTTCCTAATGCGTGTCTACCTATTGCGATATTATTACCACCAGCATCTTCACTGTCTAAAGCAAAAGTACCAATAGCTATATTGTTGCTTCCTGTATTAATACTATCTCCAGCTTGGAAACCAATAAGAATATTACTAGAACCTGACGTTAAATCTATACCCGCCTTATAACCTAAAGCTACATTTCCGTCACCAGTAGCAACCCCAGCTCCCATAGATAAAGAACCTAAACTAGTATTAAACTCACCTGTTGTAAGATTTCTAGCTGAAGCGTGACCAATAGCTGTATTGAAATCAGCAGTATCTTGATCTTCTAAAGCATGAACTCCAATAGCTACATTTGCCGATCCTGTATCTTCAGCTCCTAAAGCCGATTTACCTATAGCCACATTATTCATACCTGTGGTTATAGCATCACCTGCTAAACCACCTAACATTGTGTTTTGAATACCTGTTGTTATTGCTTTACCAGTTTCAAAACCTATAGCTACGTTAAACCCATTAGCTCCAGCGTTTTGCGCAAACAAAGCATCTTGTCCTATAGCAACGTTTCTACCATGAGCTTCTTCAGTTGATAAAGCTCTATATCCAATAGCTACATTATTAGAGCCTGTCGTTAAGGCATCACCAGCAAGTCCTCCTATTATTGTATTTTGAACACCTGTTGTCACCGCTACACCAGCATCATAACCAACAGCAGTATTAAAAGAAAATGCACCAGCATTTAAAACTTTTAAACTTCTATAACCTAAAGCTGTATTTGTACCATGTGTGTCTTCGGTAAATAAAGATTGATAACCTACAGCAACATTACCACCACTAGTTGTCATTTGTTTTCCAGCCGAAGCGCCAATTATTACGTTAGTAGCACCTGTTGTTAGATCTTCGCCGGCTGTGTAACCTAAAGCCACATTATTATCTCCAGTTGTAACACCAGCACTCATACTTAAACCACCTAAAGAAGTGTTAAACTCTCCTGTCGTAGCGTTCCTTTGTGATCTAGCACCAACAGCAGTATTAAACCCGTTACTATCTCCATCTTCGTAATTTTCTAAAGCTAAATAACCAATAGCTACGTTTTCATCACCATCAACTAATGTTGTTAAAGCTTTGAAACCTATAGCAACATTATATTGACCAACAGTTAAAGCATCACCAGCTAAACCACCAACTAGTGTGTTTAATGCACCTGATGTTAAAGCAAGACCAGCTTCAAAACCAACAGCAACATTATAAGCGTTTGTACCGGCGTTTAAATTCTGTAGCGCTGATTTACCAATAGCAATGTTTGTACCATGCGCATCTTCTGTGCTTAAAGCATTGTAACCTATAGCTACGTTAAAACCACCTGTAGTTAAAGCATCACCAGCTAATGCGCCAACTATTGTATTTTGAACACCTGTTTGCATTGCTGTACCTGCTTGAAAACCTATAGCTACGTTAAGACCATTAGCTCCCGCGTCTAAATTTTGTAAAGCCTGCGCACCTATAGCTACATTTTGACCACCAGTATCTTCTGTTGACAAAGCGTTATAACCTATAGCTACATTATCACTACCTGTTGTTATAGCGTCTCCAGCCAAACTACCTATCACAATATTTTGTAAACCTGTTGTCATTGCAACACCAGAATTGAAACCTACAGCGGTGTTGTTACCATCGGCGTTAGCATCTAAAGTAGCTAAAGATAAATAACCAACAGCTACATTTCTACCGTGAGCGTTTTCAGTATTTAAAGCTGCATATCCTACAGCAGTGTTGAAATTACCACTTGTTATGTTTTCACCAGCAGCACCACCCAATAAAACGTTTTTAATACCTGTTGAAACATTTTCACCAGCTTGATACCCTACCGCTACATTGAAGGCGTTAGCACCAGCGTTTTGAACTCTTAGTGTTTTAAAACCAATAGCTGTATTAGTTCCGTGTGCATCTTCAGCAGAAAGAGCAAGATACCCCACGGCTACGTTAGCAGACCCTGTTGTTAAAGCATCACCCGCTAAACCACCAATGAGTGTATTTTCATTACCTGTTGTCATCTGTAAACCAGCGTCAGCTCCAACAGCTGTGTTATTACCGTTTGCCCCTGCGTTTAACGTGTGCAAAGCTCTCCAACCTATAGCTGTGTTATAACCATGAGCATCTTCGGTTGTTAAAGCTTGATAACCTAAAGCTACATTACCAGTCCCTGTTGTTAAGGCATCACCTGCCAAACCTCCAACAATCGTATTTTGAACACCTGTTGATACATTTACTCCAGCAGCGTAACCAACAGCCGTGTTGTACGCATCAGCGCCAGCATTTTGAAGCGCTAAAGTATCATAACCTACAGCTACGTTTGTTCCGTGTGTATCTTCAGCACTTAGAGCATTTCTACCTATTGCTACGTTATAACTACCAGTAGTTAAAGCATCTCCTGCTAAAGCACCAATTATTGTATTGTTAGTTCCTGTTGATATTGCTGCACCAACACCATAACCTACAGCTGTATTGTACATATTCTGACCTGCAGAACCA